CATGTGGAACAATAAGTAAAGCAGCACGTACTGGACGTAATTGTACGCCATATGAAGTTGTAAGTTGATTACGATTACGTAATAATCCAACATCACGACCATCAGGCAATCCTGATGATCGTGTAACATATTCTGTATATTCATGTGAAGGAGGAGGAGATTTTATTAATGCTAATGCTGTAAGTGATTTTCCAGATCCAACTGGATCGGCTAATATTCCATGGGATGTATATAATTTACCTCCTATTGAATCACCTGCTATATTTCCTACATCCATTCCCTCGTGCTTTGCGCGTTCGAGTTTCAGGGCTGCATGTAATGCAGCTTTCTGATGCGGTAATAATTTTGGTTTAATCCATGCAGGGGTATCTGCACGCGGCGATTCTACTGTTAATTCTTGACTATATAAGGCTTCAAAAAATGACCATAATCTTCTTCGTGCAATGGATGTCATTGGGGGTGGCGCGCGCGGGCTGCTCTAAGACTAATTTGAATGGTGCTATTTTAGATCCTTTGTCCACACACCATTTCAACAATTTCAAACCACAAGGTCTAAAATTAGCCGCACGTTTATTTATATAATTTGCAGTATGCTCAAACCCTTTGTCAGTATTGTTACACCTACATATAATCGTCGTAAATTTATTCCACAATGTATCGCTGGTATTCGTGCACAAACATATCCAATGGATCGTATTGAATGGCTTGTATATGATGATGGTACAGAAAAAGTTGGGGATTTACTTGCAAGTGATTCACCACTTGTACACGGATTAAATGTCCGCTACTTTTCAAGTGAGACAAAACTAAATATTGGTGTAAAACGTAATTTTTTACATACACAAGCCGCTGGTGAAATTATTGTTACAATGGATGACGATGATTATTATTCACCAGATCGTGTAATGCACGCTGTAAATACTCTTATTAGCACATGTCGTCCAACTGCTTCAAAACCAATTGGCGCATACGAAGATGGAATTTGTGGATCATCGCGTAATTTTATGTATTTTACGGATGATAGTAGTATGTGGGAAGTGGGACCCTATGGTCCACGACATGCTACATTTGGTACTATGGCGTATACAAAAGCCTATGCACTCAAACATAAATGTGATGAATCTGTCACGTTTGCGGAAGAAATTGTATTTACCAATTCCTATAAAGCTCCAATTGTACAATTAGATCCTTTTAAAGTTATGGTAGTGATATGCCATCGTGAAAATACATTTAATAAAGATAAGTTGCGCAAAGATCCATCAAATCCATTTATTAAACGTTCAGGAATCAAATTGCGACAATTAATTCGAGATGGTAAAACACGTGAATTTTATAGCTCCGTATAATAGGAATAAAGTAATGAATAGACTGAACTGGAATATACCCGGTGGTAAACCTATTCAGTGGGCTAACTTTGGAGCTATAAATGGAACAACTGGAGGTGGTGAAAGACTAAGTTGGATACTCTATATATTTATTGGATTATTTATGACTGCTGTTATAGTCATGGTTGTACAACCAAAAATAGACTGGTCGTTTTTAGATCCACGTCCGCGTCGTATAAAAGTATCAAGTCGTGCATACAAAGCATGGGAAAATGAATATACTTATACAAATTTACAATATACAGGTCCTACCGAGTTTGATTCGCATAATTATACAGTTCAATTCGATTGTATTTTATACAATACACGCAATTATTTAACAACCGAGGGACCATATCGTCATATACTCCATCGTGGATCAAAAGAATTAATGACAACAAATCCTGGTGGAATTCCACTATCCGGCTGTGCACCTGCAGGTGTTGGTGAGCTACCGCCTTTTGGTCTACCATCTCGTATGAATCCCGGTATATTTATTGATCCAAATATCAATGATGTAATTATATTTGTGGATACAATGAATGGTGCAACGCCATATCGTGAATCTGTACGAATTGTAGATATTCCATTAGATATTCCTTTTAATATATCTGTAATCATTCATGGACAAGTATTAGAAGTATATTTGAATTGTAAATTAGAAGTTACAAAAGTATTATCTGGTGTACCGCGTGAAATTGAAAATGATTGGTACGGAATTTCAGGACGCGCAAATGCACAAGCACAAGTTCAAAATATGATGTTATGGACAAATCCATTAAGTGCTGAAGATATACGTTCTCTTTGTACAAAATTACCACAATTTAAAGGTAAACGTCCCCTATGTGAAGGAACAAATACTTCACAACAGCCCGTATCAACTGATAAAGCAAAGGTATCAGCCACCAAAGATATATCGCTCAGCCTAGGTGCATCAATAAAAGCGACATGCAACTCATTACCAAATGCACCGCAAATTTAGTTTTAATTATGTGTAGCCGATAATATACACTGATCCCAATTTTGCATATTTATATTCCATTGTTTTTGCTTCCATTTATACATTGCATTTATATATGGTTCTGGATTACACATAGCATTTTGTAATTCAGACAATGTATCGGATTCCGTTATTGTGGTATCATATGTTATTACAGCTTCAGGATCCATATTATACATATCGCGTAATACACGTGGCATAACAAGAATTGCATTTACATGAACACCTAATGTTATAGAACCTGTAAATTTACTCGTAGCATATGTAGTTGTTTGTACTATAGGGAACCACATAAATCCACGACCATCACCAATTGTAGTTGTTAATGATTTCATAAGATCCTGTCCATTCATATTATCATAACATGTAAAATTCGATCCATATAATTCCATGAGTTCTGTAGCAGCATATCGAACATAATTTACAACATGTCCTCCTACTTTGATATATCTACCAATATCTTCACAATCTTTACTATTTAATGACCCTACACAAACTAATGAAGGTAGTGTTGATGATGTAGTTAAGGTCGATACTGTATCCATAGAAGGCAATACAGGTTTTATATACATTGGAAGAAACCATTTATTTGATCCATATGCAGGTGTTAACCCAATATATCTTTTATATTGTGGATATGTTGATAAATACAATGTTTCATGATGTATTACACCTAATTTTTCTGCATTATTCAATTCTTCAATCTGTTTTCTATATCTTCTCGATACACGCACCCACTCATCTGATGTATTTAACATAACTATATCAAATGTGTCCAACATTGTAAATAACTCATGCCATGAATGTACACCTTTCAACCAGGGATAATATTCTTTATATACATCAATCATATGCCACGGATCACTGTAATTAAAAAACATATATACATCATATCCCTTTTCATGAAATAATGCAGCAGCACCACCCATAACTTCTGTATGTATCGTCAAACATTCAATAATAGCAACAGACGGCATTTATCTATTTATTACATCGGGATTATTTCGCAATACTACTTAAGAAGAATTTTGAATGGACGTATATTCAAATGCTGGGTATTTTAATACTATATCTAATGCAGCCAAAGAATACAATATAACTCCAACACAAATTATACTTGGTATTATTGTCATTTTATTTGCGATTGCGGTAGTCTTATTTTGGTGGTTTAAACCCAAACCCGATTCTGTTACTGTTATGGGTCCAATTGTACTCAAAGGTGCTGGAAATGATGTTCAAAGTGAAAAAAAGGTTCTATTTACACAATCACAAATTGATTCATCTTTAGGAAATAACTTTACATTAAGTCTATTTGTATACATGGATGATAGTAATCGTGAACGTATTCCATTAGGTAGTCCAGATGGTGATTTCCGATTCAAGAATTTTATTACTATTCTTGGTGTTGGTACAATTACACTTGATCCCATACATCAACGTGCACGTATATCAGTTCGTCCTCTTTCTTCCGGATCACAAGAAACACAAATTATAATTGATAATTTTATGGTTGCACGATGGAATCAAATTGCAATTACACTGGAAGGACGCACTCTTGATGTATATGTCAATGGTGTATTGTCAAAATCAGCATTACTTGAGAACGTGCCTATTTTGAAACCAGTTCTGGTAACCATGGAAACATCTCCGGATTTTTCAGGTCAATCAGGGTTAATACAAGCGTGGCCCCGGCGCTTAACTGCTCCTGCTGTTGCAGCTAATTATAAACGAAATACAGATACACGTGGAAAACCACTTATTCCAGATATTAAACCATCACTTACATCTTTATGGGATATTTTCAAACAAGGATTCTGTGATGTAGGATTTTGTAACTTATCTATTAAAGTTGGTGGTTTGGAATATGTAGATTATCAATACGCCTAAACTACAAACAGAAATTAGAATATAATTATAGAAGCAAATATGGAAGCCATTCGTAATTTAGCGAATACAAATCGCAGCAGTATCATAAATGTTCTATATATTGCTGCATTTTTAGTTGTACTCTACTATCTGTATAAATTCTTAATTGCAGGATCAGATTTGGAAGTTTCTCTTCTAAATACTGAAGTACCCGCCAATGAACCCATGACATATCAATTACCACTAAAAAATCCCGATGTGCGTGTAAAACCCGGTGGTGAATACACAATCAGTTTTTGGATGTATATTACAAGCTGGGATTATCGGGCTGGTCTAGCAAAATCTGTACTTCAAATTGTTGATACAAAAGCACCAAATTACAGTCTACTTACAACAATTTTATATCCAAATGAAAACCGTCTTATGGTACGTGTTCATACCGAAGCTGCAAACAGCAATGGTGTCGATTACACAATGAACAACAACTATGATACATTGATGAGTGGTAAACAAGGACTCGCCAACGAAGTCATTGAATCACCCATGTGTGACATACAAGATATTGATCTCCAACGTTGGATCAATATAACCATTAGTGTCAACGGTCGTATTGTTGATGTATATTATGATGGTAAACTCAATCGCTCATGTGTACTTCCCGATATTCCTATAGCTCCCGAATCAGGCGTTCAAGTTGTCATGACAGGCAAAAAGGGCGGTTTTGGTGGCAAACTCAGTGGAATACAATTCTTTGGCTATCCACTCACCCCGGATCGTATTTATGCCATTTATCAAGCTGGTCCCCAAGGTCCTGCTGGATTTATGGGATTCCTAGCTGAAAAGCTTGGCATTAAGCTAACATATTCAGGCAAAGCAGGTGAAAAACAAGCCATGGCTTTTTAGATTCGATAATTAGCATAGATATAACCTGAAACCTTATTGATTTCTTCTATTTTGCTATAAATAGAGGAAATATGGAATATGCAAATACAGCAATGTCCTTTGTTATGGGCGATGGATTAATATCTCAACTTTTGTTTACAGTATTATGTATGATTGTATTATATGCAGTCATAACAATTATTGAAGGTGTAGTGGAACAGTTTACAAAACTTGACCGACAAACAAATGTGTTATTTGCAGACACAACTAACAGTCGTCAATTTATTGAACAATCGCCAGGAGCCGATAAATTAATTTTCAACAGTGAAAATGAAGTAAATGGTATGGAATTTTCTTATTCCATGTATTTAATGATTTCACCTGAAACATTTGAAGCGACTGTAAGTGATACATGTGGAAATACTGAAACACAAAGTAAAACAAAACTACGTCAAATCTTCCATAAAGGTAGCAAAGATGGATTCCCTTTACTAGCACCTGGTCTATTCATACATGGTAACAAAAACACACTCCGTTTATACATGAATTCAGCAACAAAATGGGATAACTTTATTGAAATCCCCAATATCCCAATTGGTAAATGGTTTCATTTAGTAATTACACTCAAAGGTAAATATATGGATGTATTTGTGAATGGAAACGTAACAGTTCGTCACGAATTCTCAACTGTACCAAAACTCAATTATGGAAATGTATATGTATTAACACCTATGAAATTTCCCAAGTATGCATCTGATACTGTCCATGTTGGTGATTTTGCTGTCGACGGTGCAGCTAAAGGTATGGTATCACGTCTAAAATATTACTCATATGCTCTAAACTACTCGCAAATTGATTCACTCTATCGCGAAGGTCCAAGTAAAAAGATTGTTTCCACATCATTTACTGAAGTACCTCCATATTTCCATGATGATTGGTGGGTCACTAAATATTAGAACCTTTTTTATATTGAGTTTATTGTAATTTTTACAAATTGCTCAATTATTCTATACGTGTATAGGAATCAAATAAATGTGTATTTTCGGGTGCTAAATACTTACGAACTATAGTTTTGGGGGCAAAACTTGTTTTTGATGACATTGAACGACGTTCTTCAGGAGCAGTAACTGTTTTTGTAGCTGTAACTTCTAGACGTGATGGTGCAGATACTGGACGTGCTGCAACTGATGCTCGTAATGCATCTTTAAATTCGGAGGTTTGCATTATATCATTTATAGACAATCTTTGAAATTCTGGAGGTACTGATCGTATATGTGTAATCATATCAAAATTATTCAGCATATCTTGCATAGTTTGAGCAGCATATTTTACTGCTTGTACATATCGTTTAACAGGTGTATCTACGTGATAATTTGACAAGAAAAACTGTATATCTGCAATATGACGTTCCAATTCTTTATATTTTTTCAAAAATGTGCCGCATATACATTTTGCCGATGGTGATTTACCTTGACACTGTCTCTCTAATGGATCAGTCATCAATACTAATTGTGTATGACAAAAATTGGCTTTTTCATATACTTTATTATAATACGCCATTGTTTGTGTTTGTCCACATACAAGCGGATCAGCGCGTGTAGAACACTGTTTTTGTATACACATTGTGTTACATTTTGATCGTAAATCCAATAATTCATTACATAAATTATAAATAGAATCATATAATAAACGTATAGGAATTGTATATATGTGTCCAGAACCAGAACCACCTTTTTGTGTGCGTCGACGGCGGTTTAAATTACGACGTTTTGTTTTTGTTGCCATTTCCTATTTTTATATGTGATTAATTTCTTCACGAATCTATTTTGCAAATTTCAATCCACCCAAACCATTTGTAATTTCTAGGAAATTGAGTGTTTCAACAAAAATCTGTATTTCATACGTATAATTTGCAAGTGTTGGAATTGGTTCTACATCAATATCAACCTCCAAATTATCAATACGACTTGTATTCAGTGTTCCTTTGGGTTGTTCAACAGATGATCCATTTAATGAAAAACTATATGTGTATAGCGGCCACATCTCACTTTGTGTAGCTAATCCATAATCTGCATACGGTGATGCACCGCCTTGTAAATATCGGAAGGGCACATATTCTGTAAAATATGCTGAATCCTGTGAATCAAACAGTTGTTGACCATTTGCTTTTATATTCATATTTCGTAAAATGCGACGTTGTAATCCTGGTATATTTAATCCAGAATATCCGATTGGTACACTTGTGCCGTTAACTATAACATGTTGTGGTACAAGTGGAATTCGTCCCGTTGATGTTGCAAGAGATGGATATACAAATGGACGTTGTGATTTTGTAGGATACATCCAGTTTGTTAAATTCAATGGCTGATTGCGATATAAAATCGCATCAGATCTTCGTGCAAAATACACAAGTCGTGTCGCTATGTTATGTACATCCAATTCATATGAATCGCGTGATGTTACACCAGAATAAATAAAATTCTGAACCTGTCGTACTGTATACCGTAATGTTTTTTGAACAAACATACGTTGTTCTTCTGATGTAACAAATGTATATGTTGCTTCTAATGATGCATTCAGTGGCCAACCATCTTGAAATGGTACCGCACCTGAAATATCCGTCAAAAAATCCTTCATACGTACACCAGACATATCGGATGCACCATATAAATTATTTAATGAAGCTGGAAGAGATCCATAATACTGTTGATTCCATACTGACGTATATTGATCTGTTGGTTCTGGGGGTAATGTCTGAAATCCAGGGCGTACTCTATTTCCACTCAAATCTAATACTGTATATAATTCACGAAGTGGTCTTAATAATATTTGAATTTCACAATCGTGATATTGAAGTGCAACTAGTGGTAGTGAATTTTCAATATAATCACTAAACCAGAGTCCTAATGGAACGCGTAAAATTCGACTTGGAATACTGGGTGCATTATTTTGAACTGGATTTGGAAGTGAAGGTGATCCTCGCCATGCTAATACATTTGGATATCCGCCGGAAGGATCACCATATATACCATTTGCTGGATCAAACATTTCGGGTGTGTCACCAACCATATAACGCCATTTTGAATATCGCGTTGAATCCAAATCCAATGCTGCACGCGCTGAAATCCAATCACTTGTAAATTCTTGTATTTTTTGACCACCTATTGTGATTGTTACAGATTGTATCATTCGTACACCTAATTGACGCACCCATGCAAATTCATATGTACGATCCAATACATAATTACCAGCTTCATCTGTATGAACATATGCTTTACTAAAAATATCTGGTACTTGAACACGTAATACTAAATCACTTAATAAATCACCTTGTCGTGGAATTTTGGCTTTTACTAAAATTGGTGCATCCATTTGTAATACATTCGGACCATCTAATGCAATTTGAATAGGTTCTTGTGAAAAATGTGTATGACGTAAAAATGTCTTGTAAAACCACGTAACTTGTGGATTTCCATTTAATATAATATTTTCATTCCCATAACAGACTAAAGATAATAAGCCACCCGGCATTTCCTACATCTAATATATGTATTTCCTTTATCTCATTTTCCTCGGCGGCTGTTGGCTGTTGCGTTATAAACAGTTTATTTTAGATTTCAGTTGTAGAGAATAAAAAATGAGCCGGAACAATATTGTAGCCACCTTTGCTCGTAACTTAAATAATGCTGCAAATGCTGCAAAATCTCCAATTACAAATTTAGCGTCTAATATATCGTCTGCTATTGTTTCCAACACAAATTCATTAAATTCATTAAATACAAATGCAGCAGGTGGTATTCATTATTATATTTGGATAATTGCACTTGTAGTCGGTATAAGCATTATTTATTTGATGAAACGTTATTTTATAGACGAAAATCCAGGTATGTTTGAATCATGGTTTGCAATGTTTCGCAATGAACAACGTCGTGGTATTATACCCGATGTACCTTCTCCGCCAATTACACCTCCTTCACCACCGGCTCCTGTACATCCCGACACTGAATCATGGTGTTTTGTTGGTGAAGATTTGACCGGACGTTATTGTGTAAAAGTTCCATCTTCATCTTCATGTGAATCTTCGCGCAGATATACATCACGCAATGATTGTGAAATGATTCCTGCACAGCATTTACCTGCTGGTATAATTACAAAACAAGGTACAAGCATGTTGCCTCTTGCGGCTTAATTGTGCGCTGTAAATTCATTATTGCTTTCGATTCCTTTATTAGGGAAATAAATATACATTAAAAGATGTCGTCATCATCCTCATATTTCGAACAATTAAAAAATTCCACGAAATATGCTTTACATAAAATGACATATAATCCAGAAGCTGAAAAATATGCAAACAAACAAAAGGAAGCGGCTGCAAAAAAAGAAGAAGAAGAACGGGCTGCAAAACTTGAAAAGGAAACAAAAGAAAAAAAGGAGGCTGAAGCCAAAAAAGAAGCTGCTGAAAAAGCCGAAAAAGAACGTATTGAAAAAGAGCGTTCTGAATTCAGTTTTGGAAGATTATTTGGACGTATTCTTAATACTGTCTTAATTATTGTTTTGATTGCTTTGCTTGTATCAGGAGCTGTATATGGTGCATCGCTTGCAACAAATCTTAATGTATATAAAACAGCACCTTTTCGCATTATATATGCAATATGGGGATTCTTCTTTTTTTGGGTTGTAATTCCATATGTATGGATATATCGCCGATTTTGGTTAGGTAAAATACCCCGATTTTATGCCATATTACCACTTGTTCCATATCGTTTTAATCATCCTTTTGTAGCCCGATTTTTTGATTGGATTACATATAATCCAATTGAAGTTGATGAATTGAAAGAATGGATACCTAAATAATAAATTGTTATACGTTATTTACGATAATAATAAACGCCACCTGCTAAAATAATTGTAAATATAAATAATAATGCAATATTTGTTGGTTTAAAAAACTGACTGGAAATATTATCCGATGCAGCTAACGTACGCATAGATTGAATATATTCATTAAATGATATTTCACGTTTACCTAGATTTTTATTTACTTTATTATGAAGTTTAAATACCCAATATACCAAATCATCGCGTGATGCTACCGCTTCTTCAACTGGCATTTCTTTTAAAAATTCTGAATAATGTGCGCGACATATACCACATGGAAGCATTGTTTCCAAAGCTTTATAAAAACGAATTGCATCTTCCTGTTCGCGCTTTGAAGGTTCAGTATTATATCCAAGACTCACTATATGCATAGTTCGCCAAAAGAGTGGACCCCATACATCTGGACTCATACCCATTGGTGGAAATTTGGGTTTGATTTCGTGTGCCATTATAGCTGCTACTACTACTCTTTTATGTATATAGTGGAAATAATTATATAACGCATACTGATCTGCGTTTCCAACCGTCTAAACCAATCCGCCTATGTAGTAATAGTGTGGGTATTCCCCAAAAATGGATTTTAAATGTATCAATTGTGGAAAATCGGGACACGTCTTCCGGGATTGTAAAGAACCTGTAATGTCATATGGTATAATTGCTATTAAATATATTGATTCAATTCCTTATTATTTATTAATACGAAGACGCGATTCATTATCTTATGTCGAATTTATGCGTGGTAAATATTCGCTGACTGATCCTTCATATATTCAATTACTTATTAATAATATGACATGTGAAGAACAATCGCGTCTTGTATCTCAAACATTTGATTCATTGTGGTCAGCATTATGGAATAATCAAAATACGCGCCAATATCGCAATGAATATAATTCTGCTAAACGTATATTTGAATCATTACGAAATACTGGCGATGTTTATGGGAAATTACTTGTTCGTTATATTGAAGAATCATCAAAAGAATGGAAAGATCCAGAATGGGGATTTCCAAAAGGTCGTCGTACTCCACACGAAACAAACGAAGCATGCGCACTTCGTGAATTTAAAGAAGAAACTGGTTGTGATCCATCCATTGTATCTTTATTAAGTGGATCTGAAGGATATGTTGAAGAATATTTAGGAACAAATGGAATTCGATATCGACAAACATATTATGTTGGTATTTCAAATAGTGATGCGCGTGCAGAATTTCAACCAAATAATCGTGTTATGAATCGCGAAGTTGGGGCGATTGGTTGGTTTCCGTTCGAAGAAGCTTATTTGAAAATACGTAGTACAAATAAAGAAAAGCGTGCATTACTTGGAAGATTACATCATCAAATTATGAAGGAAGATTTGTTACATTGGAAAACAGTTCGCACAACATCTATCACCTTTGTATCACCTCCAACAAATACAATTATAGATGATACAGCTGAAAAAACCGGATTATAAATAAGGATTGGATTTAGGGATTAGGGAAAATACTCTCTTCTATTTTGATATGTCAATATAGAAGATAGCCTATGCTACCAGTGATTGGATCCAAAAACAGAGCAAATCCTTTGCTTGTATCTTCACTTGTTGATCAATATAGTACTAAAAAAGATGAATTATTAGATCAATGGTTTAAATTTCAATTTGAAAATCGAGTATCACGCGATACAATGTTGGAAGCAATGCATCGTCTTGGTGTACGTCCAGATACATGGATTCGTGAACGTGATACAAAAACTGGTGTTTATCCAAATATTAGTGACCCGGAATTTGCTGCACGTCTAACACAAAAAACCGAATTTGCAATGTTGGCTTCAGATGCACCTTCCGATGCAGTCTGTACAAATACGTGTATGAACACACCCGATGGTAAACGTGTACCGGCTGCTATGAAAATAACGGATGATGTATTTGATACTACTCCTGTACAGCGACTTGTTGCACGATTTCTACATCCTACAACGCCATATCGTGGATTATTATTGAATCATGGTGTTGGTGTAGGTAAAACATGTTCGGCGGTAACTGTAGCTGAAATGTTTTTAGAATATTTACCGAATCGTACAGTATATATATTGGCTCCACAAGCAATAGCAGAAGGATTTCGTAAAACTATCTTCGATGTGAGTAAATTAGTTCCAACATCACGTGAAGAATTTGCACTTAGTGGAGATCGCTGGAAATCACCACAGTGTACTGGAATGACTTATTTGCGATTAACAAATATGGAAGCGGAACCAAATAAAGATGTTATAGACGTTGCTGTACGCAAAGCTATTAATGCACGTTACAAAATTATGGGATATTTGGCTTTTGCAAAAATGATGCAAAATAAATTTAATGAAGCTCCAAAATCAATACAAGAAGACAAAGTTCGTTTCGATGAATATAAAAAAAATAAAATTATTACCATGTTTAATGATCATTTATTGATTGTTGATGAAGCGCATAATTTACGCGATGAAAAGGAAGCGGTTGATTTGAAAGATATTGATATAGAGGATCCAACAAATGTAAGTGACGCTGAAGCTGGAAAACAACTTACACCTATTTTAAAACAAATTGTTGTAACAGCTGAAGGTTTGCGTTTAATGTTGATGACAGCCACACCTATGTATAACAAAGCAACTGAAATTTTATTTTTACTTCGTTTATTACTTGCAAATGATGCAAATGATGCATCAGTATTTGATACGCAATTACGTGTTGAAAATGTATTTAATGTTAAAAAACGTGGGCGCAAAACAAAAAATAAGGCTGCTGTTGAATCTGAAGCCGAATCTGAAGCCGAATCTGAAGCCGAATCTGATGTTGAATCTGAAGCCGAATCTGATGTTGAATCTGATGTTGAATCTGATGTTGAATCTGAAGCCGAATCTGATGTTGAATCTGATGTTGAATCTGATGTTGAATCTGATGTTGAATCTGATGCTGAATCTGAAGCCGAATCTCAAGCAGAATCTGATCTTGAATCTAATGTTGAATCAAATAATGCAACAGAAGATTCTGAAACAAATGAAGAAAAACTCGAAGATGTTTCTGATATTGATGATTTTGGAGGTGCATTAACAAAACAAGGAAAAGAAGAATTAATACGCGCAGTAAAACGTTATGTCAGTTATATGCGAGGTGAAAATCCAAATACATTTCCTTTACGCCTAACACCACCTTCTGCTGTGGGTGTTGCAGAACCTGATTTTTTAACAAGAGAAAACTATCCTCAATATAGTATTTCTAGAAAAGAAGGTGCAATACAATTAAATCCAATTGAAGTAAAAATAACTCAAGCATTACCCCTTGTTATTTCACATATTAATAAAGATACAGAAGTTGGATCATTAATGTATAAAACAATAAAACGATATTATGATCACGAATCACGTGCAAAAAATGCAAGTATACAAAAAGGAGGTGCAAAAGGTGAAACAACCATTTTATATAAATCAACACAAATTGGAAATATTACATATAATGCAGAACGTGGTGTTTATGGTAATGCGGGTTGGTATGCATCATTTAAAGCACGAACAGAAACATTTGGATCTACACAAGTAACACAATACGAATGGAACAGGGTTGATAAATCTCTTGATTCTGTATTTCATACAAATCTTTATAGTCATTCACCTAAAATTGCACGTATTGTAGAATCTGTAAACAAATGCAAAGGGTTATCTTTTATATTTTCTCAATATGTCGGTGGTGGTGCATTACCTATTGCAGCTGCATTAGAAATGAACGGTTGGTGTCGCGTATTACATGATGGCACCCCTGCGCCATTATTAACAACTACCAAACCAGGAAAAGATACAAAATTTTACATATTACTCACAAGTTCAAAAGGGCTTGCACCTGAATTTCCGAAATTACTACGATATGCATCACAATTAGATTGTAATAGTGCAAATGGTCCATTTTTGAAAGATGGTATTCGACGCGTTCAAGCCATTATTGGATCACAAATTACATCCGAAGGTCTAGATCTGAAATGTATTCGTCAATTGCATGTTCTTGATGGATGGTATCACTTAAATCGTATTGAACAGATTATTGGTCGCGGTGTTCGTTTTTGTAGCCATTCATTATTACCGTCCGAAGAAAGAAATTGTACAATATATTTACACGCACTTGATATCCCTAAATATGAAACTGCAGATTTATATGCATATCGTTTAGCTGTTAAAAAAGCAAGATATGTTGGTGAAGTAACTCGTTTAATGAAAATATATGCATGGGATTGTATGTTAAATATAAATGCTATTTTATTACCTGGACAAGGAGAACAAACAATTGTAGATTCACAAGATACGCCTATAACATTAGATGTAAAAGATAAAAATTATTCAGGATTGTGTGATTATGCGGAATGTCCTACAATGGATAGTTGGTGTCCGCTTCCTGATATGAGTGAAGATAAATTAAATACAAGTACATATCATGATTTTGATTTCCGTCGTCAATTTGCAGAAAAACAAAAATTGTTAGCCATCTTATTTGCAGATGATGTTGCACACCCACTCGCATTTATTCGTGAAAGTATTTATAAAGATATTCCATGGTCAATTGGAGCTATTGGATTACGTGAAGCATTAAATAATTTACGTATTAAACGAAATGATGGTATTTATGGAACACTTGTATTAAAAAATGGGTATGTACTCTTTCAACCAGATCATGTAACAGAAATCGATACAATTCCTGCAGCATTACGTTATGGACGTGCATTTGGTCATTTACAACGCATTTTTAAACCTGATTCAGGATTACTTGTTGCGGCTGTTCCACCACTATTACCACTTGAATCGGCTATAGCACCTTCCGCACCAACTGAAGAAATTGCAAATGTTGAAGCTATTGTTACTGAACCAATAAAAGAACTTGTGGTTGAAGAGAAAGAAGCAGATGGTGAAACAGACATGTATACACAAACGATTAATGATATTGGAAAGTGGATGGATCTAATACAAGAACTTATAGTCAAACATAAAGGCAATGTTGGTAAACCAGTTCGCCCGATGCCTGAAAAAGGATTTAATGCATTACGTTGGGTAATATCATGGATGAGTCGTCTCGATATACCTGGAATTAAAGATGATATCTTAAAAATTGCAACCATGTGGTTCATTGATAATTTTATATCAAATGACGAATTAATTATACTTATGAAAACATTACTAATTAAACGTGAAGAACGTATACCTACAAGTCGTGAAGAAGATTTTGTATTACAATTATTTAAACTTGATTTTACACCGACAAGTGCAATGATTCCTGGATTCCTAATATATAGTACAAAAACCAAATCTGTGCAATCATATTGTTATCTAGATACAGCACATGGTATGTCAATATGTGATTCAAGTGCAGCTAAAATTGTAGCCAATTCATTTCCTATTGTACGACGTGGTGAACCCAAGAAACAAATTGGAAGAAAGAAAAAAGTAGAAGAAGTTGAACTTGAAGATGCAGATGTTTCTAATTTTTTTGGTATTTTAGTTCAAATTAGCAATGATTTAACATTTAAGTTAGTATATCGTCTTAAAGGTGGATCTGCTACCGGTACTGTATGTAAAACACCAAGTGGATTAGCTACACATCGCGATCGTTTACGTAAATTATACAGTCAAATTCCAAATACATCGCCTATTTATCCATTTTTATTTACAGATCTTTCCGAATCTAAAGCTGATAAAGATGTTGATCGTGAACGCACAGCGATTCAAACAGGTTTAGAAGCCATGTATAAATCTGAAACAGCTCCTGATATAATAATTACTGATATTTCACATTTAATTGTTGTTCAAGTATGTATTTACATGGACTTTTTACTACGATGGCTAGATATGAAAAAGACAGACAATAAACGTTGGTTCTTGCGTCTGACTGAAACTGTGCGATCCGGTATACCCATGGAATGAAAAAATGAAATGTTTAAACGGAATATTCTGTATATGAATAGAAAGAATACAAAATGGCAGAATCTATGTATCATACAATGTATCTGGATGAGCGTGTATCACTTTCACCCAGTGACTTGAATGAAGCTGTGAATATTGAAGATGGTATTACAAAGCTTTTGGAATCGCATCTTAAGAAAAAATACGAACGTCGTTGTAATGTAAATGGATATGTTCGATCTGGATCTGTAAATATTCTACAACGAAGTATGGGTTTGGCTGAAAATGGACGCTTTACAGGAAATCTTGTGTATGATTGTAAATTCAAATGCCAAGTGTTATATCCAACTGCTGGTACACAAATTGAAGCCATTGTTCTTAAAGTCAATAAAATGGGTGTATATGCAATCTTTGAAGATGCAGAAGTACGCGATGAAGTCATGATTCGCATTCTTCTACCTCGTGATATTCATCTTGGAAATGAAGAATTTGATAGTATTGAAGAAGGTGATAAATTACTTGTTTCACTTGAACGTAGTAAATTTCAAACAAATGATTTATTTATTGTTAGTGTAGGTCGTCTAATTCGTAAGATTCCTATTTCTTAATGCGTAAGATGCGTCGTGTTGAAAGCGCGCTGTTTAATAAGATGTCTATGCCCGGATCGTTATTGCCACAAGAAGAATATGAACGTCGAAAACGTTTTTTAGACGGATTGCGCTCATTAACAAAAGCAGAACATATCGAAATTATACGTATTTTACAAAAACATGAAGCCGAATATTCTGAAAATAATAATGGAATATTTTTCAATGTATGTGCACTTGATCAACAAGTATTTGATGCACTTGAATTATTCTTATATTTCACACAAAAGAATCGCAAGAATTTGGAAGATCGCGAACTCTATTTGAGTACATTATCTACCGGTTTGATAGTAAAAATGACAGAATCTAAACCCGATGAATAGTAAAACTAATAAGTAGTTTTGACTTTTGATTCTTCCGTACAAAATGGTATCTTGGAGTGAAATCGCATCAGTTATACATAAAAATACACATGCAGATTATACTGTGTCTACTATACATATATTTTCTGATACATGTGCTATCCCAAATGTAATTACAGCAACAGAACATCGTGCTACTGTTGCGGTAAAACGACTACCACCGCCTCCTGCATCGCATGAACCACCACCAGCTTCGCGTGAACCACCACCAGCTTCGCGTGAACCACCACAAGCTTCGCGTGAACCACCACAAGCTTCGCGTGAACCACCACAAGCTTCGCGTGAACCTCATGCAGTGTCTGCAGCGTCACGTGAACGTAATGAACGCGACACAGGTATACCACGTTCTTCAAAAACAAGCGTAGATCCTATTGTGATTGGCATTGTTGAAAATGAACCACTCTATAATTCAGCACCACGTCTTACCAAACATCAAATGGAAATTGCAGAAGCGCAACGCCTTGAAACATTAATGAACGATGTGTATGCAAAAGAAAGTGGGCGAAGTCGTGGATGGACAAAATCTGGAATTGAGCAGATGCTGAAACCACGGTGTGCATCTGGTGGCGATATTAAAGAACTGGAACGTGCACGTGTTTCATTTCCTTGGAAATTAATTCGCGATGACAAACTAGCTTCTGCATTTCTGGATTTTATTTGTGTATGTAAACAAATTAGACTTGCTGTATGGGATATTGATGCAAAAATTGTAGCACTCTATCCAGCAGCGGATCCATGCTCCAAACCGCGAGACACAAAATATCCACTTTATCATGTCAATATGAATGGTGAACTTATGTTTGGTGGATCAGATCTTATTAAACTCTGTGATTCCAACAAATTTGTACTCATGCCACCGCTGTCAGTAATTAAATCTCTGAGCGGATTGACACTTGATGAACTTGCAAGTATTGCATCACAACTTGGTATGCCAAGCGGCGTTGATGGAAACAAAGCGGAACGCGTGGCTGCAATTGCATCATTCAAAGTTCGTAGTCGAGTTTAGATTGACGGTCTAAATAAAAAGTAAAAATATACAATTAATGACATCAACTGTATATTTTTTGATAAAGTATTATGGAAATAGTGGTGGATACGCTGCGTATGGATCTGGTATATCTGTTATGAATATTCCTGAATTTCATACATGTCGTATAATGCGCTGGTATCCTTCTCCTCATATAGATATTACACATAGACTTGTTACATTACAACGTCATTGGCGGCGTTGGCTAGAGTGGCGTCGGTGGTATCTTCATCCACGTCGCATTCAGGAACGGGCGATGTACGGGCGCTGGGTTCCGAATGCGCCGAAGCGGCTGACCGTTCTGAACCTGAATCGATAAAGAGTGGTTTACGATTTGTATATCCAGCTGCACGTAATGTATCAACATCTTGCCAGAATTGCTGATATGCAGGATATCCTACTTCTGCCCACCAACGTTTATTACGCATAACGGTTGTTGTAAACCAATCTTTGACATACCATTGTGTTCTTTCCAAAACTACAGCAGCCGCTCTTTCTGATGACACAGGCGACCATGATTGCATTTCAGTATATCCAGCTGGCGTTGCTTCAAATAGCGGACTGTATACATACGTATATGTGGATGGATCTGCATCTGCTGAAGGTGCTGTAACACAAACCGTGCCGATTTTGGGTTGTTTTGCTAGTTTTAGTTGGTCAGGTGATGAAAGTACAGCAAATTGTACTTCAACATAATCAACTGCATCAACATCACAGACTTCAGCTTGAAGTTGCATTTGACAATAATAACGTATAGGAATCTTACCATCAATAACACGTGAAATTGGACATTTGATTTCAAGTAAGCGCCCTGCCCGGGATCCCTCTGTAATTAACCCATCAGGACTTGCACCCAATCGAGGCAATGAAGAATGTTTAATTCTTCCCAAACCATCATAAACAGGTGCATGTGCAACCAACGTTTCAAACAGTTGTCGCGCGACGGGTTCGAAGCGCCAACCCCATTTAAACGCAGATAATCCATTTTCACCACTTAGAAATACAGTTTGTTCTGGAATTTCATCTTCTGTTTCATCACCTGCTACATGAGCTGCACGAACTGCAAGTGGTGTACATTTTTTTTGTACTACACCCTCACGTTCAGATGCACTGCCTACACAAAGTGCTCCAAATTCATGTCCAGAAAGAATTTCACGAGCTTCTGCATGCCATGCAGCTGATTTCTGTGTTGTTTGCGGCGCGGCTTTCAAACGCTCTAGATGCGCGGATGTGGGCTTTAATGAGCGGTGTGCACGTTCTACTTGGAAAAGAAAATATTCATAATAAAGCGCACGTAAAATCATAAGAGCATCATTTCGTGCACGTGATGAATGAAATGCATAACGAAGAAATATCTGTGTTGCTGGATGCATTTCATGTGTAACCCATTCACTTAAATCCCATTCATCTTCTAATTCAACGGGATTTGATGAAACCCAATCGTTGAACCATTCCACACAAGCAGAGTAGACCATCTCTATTGTATGTGCCATTTTTTAATCTGATGTATTACGTTTTGTCGCGCGATGCACTTCAATTTTAAATAGTGTTTGTTGTGATGGATCGCCTGTACGTATAATTTTCAATCCTTTAATTGATTGAATGATTCCGTGCTCGTATTGAATTTGTTGTTTTGTATTCAGCAATTTTGAGTCGTTTGCACGCACCAAATACTTGTATAAATTATCTTTATCATCAGGACTTAAACCATCGTAATTGTCTGCAAATGTTCGTAACTTTTGCATACGAATTCCACGTTCAAGGCGTAACCATGGTTTAGTTAATGAAACAGATGCGGCTTCTGCTGCAAATAAATCAGTCATTTGTTTATCTTGCTTGTCAATGAATTCAGAAGAAGCACTTGATACTGTGATTGGTGCAACAGGTGGTGGTGCTTCAATAATCATATTTGTCGGTGGTGCAGTTGGATCTAACGCAGGCTTTAGTGGCGACAATGCGCGCTTTATATTCCGACGTGTTGTTTTCACGCGAAACATAGTTTTATAAAGTTCCCTAAATGAAATTATACGTTATTGGTTTAGATGAATGGCGTGCGGTGTTTTATATTGAAATAGAAAATCAGATAAAGAATAGGGAAATGAATCCATATTCAAAATGGGAAGAACTTGAACGTGAAAAACGTACACATGGTATGACTTTACATGATCCAACATTATTTCAACCTGCATGTCAAGTCTTGCGTGTTCGACAAGAATATAATGGTCGTGATGCTATAAATTCTCGATCATGGGATTTTTTTCATGCTACACCACCAACACAAATTAGCGAACGTGGATTGCAAACAAAAAATGCTCCGGTATATATGGATATGAACCCTATTTGTTCACGTACAAATACGGTTCAATATCGTGTTCAACCTTCCTATATTCCAGATCCATCACGTGGATCAACAAAAGAAGATAGTTTAGGTATACCACCACCTGCAGATTCGATTCAATTACCATCAAATACATTTTCAACAAATCCATACACACAACGTCTGAACGCTGGTGGAAATGAAGCACGTAATATGATTCGTGAATTACGTGGCGCTGTTGTTGAAGATAATCGTGAACGTGGAATTGATGCAGCTCGTGCATTAACTGCACGTCAATTTAACGATCGTTGGTTACCTCCACGTGCAGCAGCAGATGCAGCTTCATTACAAGCATATGAACTTTTGCGTCCCAAACATGATGATTGGCGTAATCAATCAAATTAACTAAAATGGACAACGACATCGCATTCGTGTACATTCACCTTTTTCATTGCTGATTGTGTAAGTTCACATCGTTTTTTACGACTTGATGATGCATTTGACAATGTTTCATCTGTTGCTGATGCTGCACACGACAATACGGCTTTCTCAGTTGTTGTTTCAACGGTACGTTTCGTACTTGCAGTTGTATTTGAACGACTATAATGTTGTTTCAGTGTCGAATTCATATCCTTTTCAATATCTTCACGATTTGATGAAACAAATTCGTAAATACCTTTTTCAATAAACCAACGGAAAAAATTTAGCTGACCGACTGTTGTTACAAACGCTTCAATACCACGTGCTTGAAACATTATACGTTCACGACGACAAAATGGATCAAATAAACGCTTGCTGTATGCATTTAGTTCACGTTTATAATTAAAATATACAAGAAAATGACGACCGCTTAACATATATGATGTATTAAATTTTTTGGCATAATTTGTTACAAAATAATCAACAAGACGTAAACTAATTGGCGATGAACCTTGTAGAATAGGTAATAGTTTTTCCAAATTACCCGGTTCTGTATAAAATTCCTGAAGCCAGCTGATTACTTGATCTTGTTTACATTGAACACGATGTTTTACTGTAACTGCGCGTCGTTCAAGAACGGGTACATCTGCTTGTGTTGATTCAATAATTGTATTGTCATCCTTTTCTGTTGGTGTCGGTGGTGAAATTGAAATTGTGTGTACAGATGACATTTGTAACAAACCCTTCTGAATTTAGTTTTAATCAGTTTATTTTAGACCATCGGGGTGTGTGTTCATGAATGATGAATAAAATACTTTGATTTACATAGGGAACAATGTCTTCAGATGTTGTCATGATTTCAAACAAATCTTATATTATCAAACAGTCGCTTAGCGATCGTACTCGTCGTCGATTGTATTTTAATACATTCAAAGAAAACTCAAAATCATCCTATACACTTACATCCGATGAATCGCGGCTTTTGTCCGATTTAGGAATTGATTCTAAAATGCTTATGAATCTAAAATTGTACCTGCCAACATTTTTTGATAATATACAGATATGTGGATCTGATTCTAGTTTAATCTTACGAAAAGACTGTAATATTCCATATTATGTATTGTGGTCAATTATGTTTGCAAATAAACATGCAACAGACAAACGCATTCAAGTAAATAAAGAAGCATATTATAGTACAAAAAACATAGGCGTTGCATTAAACACATCTATAATTTCACAGATGCACAGAAAGAACATACGTGATGAATACGATACACTTTTTGAATTATTGTTAACACGCGATATTACATTATCGGATTCAAATGAATCTCTTTTTGTATTACCTGTCTCAAATACTAATGTTGTTCAAGTAGCAAAGAAGGAGGTCACACTTCCAATTCAACAAGCAAATCAAGCAACCAGTCAAGATCAAAATGTAAATATTGAATACGCACAATTTATTCCAGAAATATTTACATTAATTGTAACTACACCTGGAGCAATTTCAAAATTAGAAATGCTTGTAAAAAATAGAGTTCGTCCTCCATTATATACATTTTCACAACTTGGTAGTACATGTGCATCTGATGCACTATTTACAATATTATTACAAGCTGATAATATAGGCGATATATTTATTAAGAATGCACAAAAAATAAAAGATGAACATTTAGATCCAATTATAACAAATGCATTATCACGTTATGAACGCATGTTGGAATTGGAATCCGAACATGTTCATACATCATCAAAAGGAAGACGTACAAGCTTAAATCTAAATACACGTTACGGCGAAGCTGTGTTACATGGTATATCAGGTACTGATATGAAAGACGATAAATGTATAGGATTACGGAAAAGTAATATTATTGAATATATAAAAGATATACAACATATATTTATAACAAATAATATTATACAAGATATTAAAGAATTAAATGTATTTTATGGAACAGAATTTAATAAATTCATGCAAAATAGTACATCAAATCTACATAGCGTAAAAGGTATTTATTTACATATTCCTGGAAATATAACACAAATAGGACATGCAATAAGTTTTGTAAAAATATATGATGAATGGTATTTATCCGATAATGAACATGGCATGTTACATAAAATTTCAGATATACATTTAATTAATTTATTATTGCTTAATTTATATAAACAACGTACATTTACAATTAATTATCAAAAACATTTAACAGAAAATTTATCATATCGTTTTGAATTTTATAACGATGATAATAAAATAGTATATAAATATCCAAATTTAGAATTAAATCCAGATCCAGATTCCGTATCACAAGAAATGACTCCATCTCGTGTACTCATATTTACACATGAAATTGAACAAGGTGGTGATGATAAACAAATGAACAAGATCATTAGTTATTTTGATAAAAATATCGATACATATATTCAAAATGAACTTTAAAATGTTAAAGATTAAAAGTATAAAATTATTCGTCAAAATGTGTTAATTTTGATGAATAATTTGAATATATCTTTTAGAGATGAGCTCGGTGTTTTTAGGGCACAGAATTGCAAAAGATGACAAGTCAATACATGAACGTCAAACGAGTGAAAAAGGATATATATCAAGTGATTTACCTTTGTTAAATGAATTAGGAATCTTACGAAATAAAAAAATAAAAGCACAACCGAATGAAATTCGCGATTTCTTACATTGGTTAAGTGGTAATCGTAATGTCCCACTTCCACCTCTTGCACGTCGTATTCTATGTCTAAAACGTGCATTAATTAATCAGAGTATTCTATCGGTTGATACACCCACAGAACAACGTACCCGACAACAAAACCAAATTAGTGAAATCGATGAAATACTAACAAACGATGGATTGAATACAGACACGATTAAAGATGAGAACAAATGTATGACATCTTCAAGTGTATATGTTTCACCAATACCACTACCTGAAATTCCCGATAAAGCAGAATCTACTATTGTTGCAGGTGAAGAATCTAGACCCGGTGGTTGTCCACCGCCCGTTATGCAATGTGTTTGTAATGGTTCGCCGGCTAAAATAAGTGAATTACAATCTCAAATTAAATCTTTAGAAGTTCTTGTGCGTGAAATTCAAAAACAGGGTATAACTACAACAACATCAACACAAACTACCAATATTTCAAATTCAAATACAAATATAAAAACAAAAACAAAACAATCAATTCAATGGAAATATGTACATGCTAAAAGCGATGGATTATGTTTTTATCATTCATTATATAATGCAGCCAAAAACTACCCTGATCCTATTGTATTTAATAATTTACTTGATGCTCTTACATTAGAATCAGCCCGTACAAATACAGCATGGAATATAGATAATGAACAACGTGTTGTGATTGCATTTCGTGAATATATTGCAACACAATTGAAAACTATAGAAAATGTGGATGTATATCTAAATACTCTTGTCAAAGGAAATAAATTTGTTATTCAACATTTCAATCATATACCTTCAAAAGAAGAAATTGTGATTTTTTATAGTAGTGTTGTTCAACAAAAAAATGCAGCAAATAAAAAATTAGTTGGTATCAATACCTCACGTACAGAATATGAACAAGTATATCAAATTCTAAGTGATATCGTCGCAGATACAACATTATGGAATATATATATGGATTTTTTTGTTTCAATTTCACAATCTGATGTAAATATTGAACAACAAAAACAAGTGTTTATGAATAAAATTTCTGAATATTTAATGCCTAAACAAAATCAAACAGTCTTCCCATTTTATACTGAAATTGAACGTAGTATTGTCGATAAAGCACTTGAATCTGCACATATTCAACTTAATATACTTACACCTGCAGATGAATGGTCAAAGGATATTGAATATACATTAAATAAGCAAATCCAATATAATGGTATCATATATCGTTCTTCTATTCCTTCAAATAAAGGTAATATACCATCTGTGTCATCTACTGCATGGAAAATTGTTGGTCCACATTATTTAACAACCGATGAAGGTAAACCCATACTCTATTTGCATTATTTAAGTAAAGTGCATTACAATTATTGGATTCCAGCTGATAATATGTCAAATAATCGCGACGATCTTATTCAAGATTTGGTTTCACGTCTTCATTTATTAATTGAATCTGCAAATGATTCATCAAATAAAAATGCATTACGTAAATATACAAATGAAGTTATTGAACGTCTGGAAAATCTTTATAAATTATTACTTTCCAAAAAGAGCATATACAAAGATTTGTTGGAAATAATAAATGGATTAAATATTTCATCATTTACAGGTGAAGATTTTGAAACATATTTAAAAACTGAACAACAATGGATAGAAAATCTGGTAAAAATATTACATGAATATGGCGAAGATGAATCTAAAATAAATGATATTATTTCCATATTTATATTAAATGAGGATGCAAAAAAAGAAATTATTGATAAAAATAATTATGACGACTTTTTCAATACTCGTAAAGAAATTTTACAAGGTTTAATCAAGGTTGCATTTGAACAATTATTAGTTGTTAAAGAAAAATCGTGTGATGAAGCAGTTATAGTTGAACGTAAAAAGTGCGATGATACCGTAGATAAACTTCGTAAAGAATATGAAGAACGCATTCGTAGCTTGGAAGAACAACTTGAAAAATGTAAAGAAGAAATGAAAAAACCGGCTGCAGCGATTGAACCTGTACAACCAACAGTAGTACCAATGAGTAATGCAAATGAATTGCGTCGTAATAGTGGTGCATCGGCTGTAATTACACCATTGTCTGCTGAAGAAGAACGCCTTGCAGCGATTGAACCTATACAACCAATAGTAGAACCAATGAATAATACAAATGAATTGCGTCGTAATAGCGGTGCATCAGCTGTAATTACACCATTGTCTGCTGAAGAACAACGCCTTGCAGCGATTGAACCTGTACAAACCACAGTAGAACCAATGAATAATACAAATGAATTGCGTCGTAATAGTGGTGCGTCAGCTGTAATTACACCATTGTCTGCTGAAGAAGAACGCCTTGCAGCGATTGAACCTATACAACCAATAGTAGAACCAATGAATAATACAAATGAATTGCGTCGTAATAGTGGTGCATCAGCTGTAATTATACCATTGTCTGCTGAAGAACAACGCCTTGCAGCGATTGAACCTGTACAACCCACAGTAGAACCAATGAATAATACAAATGAATTGCGTCGTAATAGTGGTGCATCGGCTGTAATTACACCATTGTCTGCAGAAGAAGAACGACCTGCAGCGATTGAACCTGTACAACCAATTGTAGAACCAATGAGTAATACAAATGAATTGCGTCGTAATAGTGGTGCATCGGCTGTAATTACACCATTGTCTGCAGAAGAAGAACGACCTGCAGCGATTGAACCTCTACAACCAATTGTAGAACCAATGAATGGTGCAAACGATTTGCGTCGTAATAGTGGTGCATCGGCTGTAATAATGCCATTGTCTGCAGAAGAAGAACGCCCTGCTATGATCGAACCTCTACAACCAATTGTAGAACCAATGAATAGTGCAAACGATTTGCGTCGTAATAGCGGTGCGTCAGCTGTAATAATGCCATTGTCTGCAGAAGAAGAACGCCCTGCAGCGATTGAACCTGTACAACCAATTGTAGAACAAATGAGTAATGCAAATGAATTGCGTCGTAATAGCGGTGCGTCGGCTGTAATTACACCATTGTCTGCAGAAGAAGGAGTGCATTCGCGTCGTCTAGCTAAAAAACCTCATGAAATTAGTGTAGAAAAACCAGCAAGTAAAGATAAACCATTTTATCCAGCAGGACCTGGTCCTCATGCAAAACCAATACTCAAACCTGAACCAGTAATTCGTCCACGACCAATGCGTTCTTTTATTGACGATCTTAAATCATTACAATACGTCAAATCTCAAATTCTATCAGCATTAAAAGGTTTATTTATAAATACAAAAGATAAAGATAAGTTAACTATTAAAAATGAATTACAAGATATGTTAACATATTTAACAAGTTATTATTTTACAACATCCACACCAGAAAACAATCTAACAGCCATTGATATTATCAGTGATTTATTAAAAAATGAACGATACCATAATATTCTTGTAAATCCTACCGGAAGTGAAATCATTAATATATCAATGAATGCTGCTTTACAACGCAAAGTAACTCCCAAAGATATCATATCATGGAATGAATCACAAGCATTAATGAAACCCGAAGATTCTGGATCACTCAAATTAAAGAAACATAATTATACAAAAATTATGGTTAAAAAGATATTACTATATCTATTAAATGAAATGCCACTAACACGTGGTGGAGGTGGCACGCGCCGTAAAAATAAAAAATCGCAACGTAAAACAAGACGTAGACGATGAATATTGCATTAAAAGCTAAATATAGTTTTTATTCAGCGCTTGTATTTTTTCTGGTAGCTAACCCAGAAACCTATAAAATCATACAATGGCTCATTGGACATTTTATAGGTGGAACTGCAAATGCACTAGGATGCCCGACTCAAGTTGGATTAATTGTTCACACAATCTTATTTTTTATTGTTATGTTAGCATTAATGATGTTCCCACGTGATTAGTTTATAGATTCAATAATCGATCGTAATTTACGTGCAGAAGATTCATATGAATATGATTCTAAAACAAACTGACGTGGTGTATATGAATGTAATGTTTGTAAAAATTGTGGGAAATCCTTTTCAAGTGTTTCCCACGATGATTTCATTCCACATCGATTATCCATACATGGTACACTTGATGCACCATTGATTCCATAATGTTGTTTATCTGGTGCTTCATATATATGTTCTGTCCAATCAAGTACAAACAATGGACAATCACAGGACATAATTTCAAGTGAAGCCAATCCTTGAGTTTCTGTACGATCCAACATAATACAGAATCGACTATTTCGAGCCGCATGGGCTAACATTTCCGGCGTATATGTATAATATGTTATTATAGATCCACGTAATTGGAAATAATTTTTAAACAAATACATATGAATATAGCGTAGATGATCATAATTCTGTGATTTAAAATAAATAAAAAAATCCTGCATTTTTTCATGTTTGGGAGCTGGATAAAAACGATCAATATCGACTCCAGCACCCCAAATATGTAGTCGTCTACCATTTGCACGTGTTGGATCCAAAAATGGTAATCCGTTACTTATAAATCGTCCATACCATACACTTGGTACAACTCCATTCTTGACATATTTCCAAATTTTATGTGATTCTAATTCTTCTGGTTTTACTGCAACATCACATGATGCATAACATCCTGGTCCAACTAGTATATTTGGTGCTTTTTGAGTAGTATATTCCAAATTTTCAGTTGCATCCATTGCCCAGTTTACATCACCGGGTTCATTTAATAATATGCAAATTGGTTTTTTACGACGCTCTGCATCTTGATATAATCCTAATATTGTACCTAACAATACAGCTGTGGGTCCACCATATGCACAATGCCGTGGATCAAACCATATACCAATGCGAAGCATATTGCCGGCTTCTTGTTATATTTATCTCTTAACATTTCTTAGACCAAGCGCGGGCTGATGTTAGTCAACTTTGACGTTTTACAACGTTTAAACCATTTTCTTGCGGAAGCTGATTCTTTTTTGGCTGCTCTTACTTGATCTGAATCAGTAGAATAATGTGTCTTACCACATAATAAGTAAGAACTTACACGTGGATAAGACCATGCTTGTTCGGACATTCCAGGACGATGTCCCGTGCGCCAAGCAGCCATGCCGCGATTATATACAGTCTTTAAAAATTTAACAGGAACTCCAGTTACTTTACTCCGTTCTTTGAGTGATTTTGCGTCGGGAAACAAAGTATTCCATTGTTTTGTATACGATGATTTTTTGAATGTTTTAGCATATTTATCTGTTTTGAAACCAACATAAGCTTTGGGATCATTCCAATGTTTTGATCCATATTTTTTAATTTCAGCTGCACGCTCTAACTTTTGTTTACGTGTAAGACTTGCGTAATATTTTGGCGGCCAAAACGCTGCATTTTTTTTAAGTTTGCTAGTTTTCATCTTATTATATATGAGGACAAAAATTGACACAGTCGTCTTTAAATAATACAAAAGACCAAAGAGAAAAACTTACAATCATTTTCTTTTCTTAAAGATGGATCGCTGTACAGCGACAAAACGCGATGGTACACCATGTACTCATCGAGCCACTGTTCGGGATGTACGTCATTATTGTGGAACACATCATAATGCTAAAATGCAGTCGGATATTGAATATCGCAATGCATATAATAATTTTATCACTGAATCCGAACGTCGTCGTCAAGCTGAAGTTACTGCAATGCTTGCACTACAAGAACAGGAAAGACAAACACGACGCACAGCACGTATTGCAAAAAATACACGTGCAATCGAAGAAGTACCAAATTATTCGCTTATGCGTATTCTAAAATCTGCTACACGTCTAATGATACTCTGGAATTCTGAATCAATTCCTGGATACGATTGTGTAAAAGCATATACTGCGCTTACATATATGTCTGCACGTCATGATGGATTTCTTAATCTGTTGCGTGCAGTTATTGGTATTCTAAATCTAACATATCATCCTGAGCATGCAGCATTTCGTCAAGTACCACAAGAAGAAAAATCGGCTGCATATGCTGCACTTCACACAGCACTTCTTGTGTATGGTGATATTGATTATATGGCTGTAATTCCAACAAATGATAGAAATCGTGAACTCATTACTCGACGTATTGAACGTGAAGCAGCAGTACGTCGTGCAGCTGAAGCAGCTGCACAACTCGCTGAAGCCGCTGCAC